CTCCTGCCCAAGCTCTATATGTAGCATCTTCTCCGTCTGTTGTAAAACTATTGTTGCCAGTACCAACTGTTTGTTTTCCTGCTGAGCTAATTGCTACAGGATCTAACTGTTTGGCAGGCTGTATAAGGGCTGCATTTTTATAAAGATTTCTAACTTCGGCATCAGAGGGTGCATGATTATAAAGCCTAAACTCTTCTAGTTTTCCTGTAAAATTATGTGTAGTAGATTCTTGTACTGCTGTTGCAAAAGAAGCTGGAGTTCCTCCATCATGATTTAAACCTCCTACTGTTAAACTTGCAGAAGCACTTTGAGGTTGATATGCAGTTGTAGAAGAATTTCTTACTTTACCATCTAAATAATATTTTAGTGTAGTTCCGTCATATGACATTCCTACATGATGCCACTTCTGTAAAACAACTTCATCTGACAGTGTAAATGCTAAAGAGCTGGCACTGCTGGTTCCTCCTCCAGAGAAAAATTTTAAATCTTGAAGATTGCTATTCGGCCCTTGAGGAGTACTGTTTTGATCTAACTGAATTTCCCAAAAGTTTGCGGCATCTCGACTCATTATATCAGCATTTAAATGCCCAGTTGACTGCCCCGTTGTTGATTTAAACCATATAAATGCAGCCCATGCACCATTGACTCCAGGACCGCTTGTATCTGTAGTATTTAAGTCCATGTAATAGTCGCCAATTAATTTTAAAGCATTTTCGCGATTTGTAAAATAAGAGCCAGTGCCCGTTATACTATCTTTTGTGTCAATTCCATAATCTGGAACTGCTCCGGAACCTATACCTGAATTTGATACTGGATTTGGACGCGTATCACCAAGAGCATAGTAGTTGTCCATAGTTATTGTTACTAAGTCACCTGCTTTTCTACCTCCTCCAATTATCGCAGGACTTCCTGTTAGTGCTGCGTCTAATAGACTAATTTTTTCTCCGTCTCCTGTTAAAGGCCAATAGTGACGAAGACCTAAATCTTTTGGAGGAGTAGGCGCTTCTTGATCCTGGGCTGTTAAAAAGGATTTAAATTTATAGCCTGTAGATTCTTTCCAAACTGCTGCAATAATTAAATCTTTCTTTGTATCTGGGCGATATTTTATTCGCTGATAAAACGAAAAACCACTTGTTACAACAAGTGCAGGACTTTCTAGCTCTAATGAATCATTTGAATTAATTTTTGCCACTTTACCAACAACATAATTTGTAAAAAGATCTCCAGAAGAGCCATGAGGTTGCCATGCTCTTTTTATAATATCTCCCGGCTGTAACTCTGTAAGAAAAGCTGAACCACCATAGCTAGAATTAAAAATATTATTTGCATCCCCTTTTACAGTTGTACTTCCCTTTGTAACAACTATTGTTCCACTATTTCTGGTGCCGTTACCGTTTTGCCCATTGCTATATGTATCAACACCTCCCCAAGCTTGACTTGAACCAGCACTTATTGTTGTACCTCCATCAATTGCATCAAACCAAAATGAAATATTTGGATGACTAGTATCAAATTTAATAAGTTTTAATTTATCCGTTGAAGAACTTTGATCTAATACTAAATAGTGTACACTTTGTTCAAAATCACTACTAAAAGTAGGTGTGGAAATAGTTGGTAGTCCACTAATATCTTGACTCCAATTAGTAGTAGTAAATGTAGTATTAGAAATTGGTTCTACTTTATCATTTGTTGTTCTAACTTCCCAACTTGTTCGATCAAACTCAATTCTATTCAAATCACTATTAATCACTAACTCTGCATCTGATTTTCCGTTTATTGGAATTAAATTTGCTGTAGGTGTATCTATAGTAGGTTGAGGTAGCTGATCGGCGGTTAGTATAAAATTATAATATACAGTTTCTGATCTATTATTACTTTCGGTTGAATTAGTTCTTAAACTAATAGAATACTTTCCGACTATAGGGTCTATTTTCAAATCTAGTGACGAAACACTGGCATGGATCGCTTCGTCATCTATAAAAATCATTCCATTTTCTGCAGCAGTTAGACTAAAACTTTTAGTATTAGTATATACGGGTCTTGTCCAAGATAGCCGCAAGGCTACATTCGTGCCTCGTATTATTTGATGAGATAAATTAGTGGGAGGAGGAACAATATCAGTTGCTCTAGGGGGTCTATACAAGCCATCATCCGTTGCAGTTGAAAAGTTTTCTTCAATTGTTGAAAATTTTTCGTTATAATGTTCTACAGCTCGTATTAAAAAATTATTTTTACTATCTTCACTTATTGCAATAATATTATAAGGTTTTGTAGCTGTCGTAGGGGCTGATCCTGAGTAGTTCTCTGAAACTATCCAAACTGTTTCTGCTTCCGGATTATTAACAAAATCGCTACTAACAGTTATTGAAGTTAGGGTAGCAACTGCAGGACTACCGGAGAAGGATATTCCACTCTTATTTAAAGGTTGTTGCTCAACTCTTGTATGCTCAGACCAGCTAAGATTTAAAGGAACAGTACTGTTTTGTGTCTCTTTTGCGTTATAGGAATGTTCTTCTAAAGTAAGCGATTGAGAACTTGAAGGATAATTACCACTTGAATCCGGAATAAATGCTTTTTCTATAAAGTCTCCTCGACTATAAGTAACTCCAGCAATTGTAGCAGAATCTTGAGCAAGAAATGCTCCAGGCTGAACATGAACAGTACTTACTGTATAAGTATATGCGTTATCGTCTCGAATAGTAATTCCTGAGTCTAATAAAAGTGTTGTTTTTGTTGAGCCACTTTTTAATCGTCCACTCCATCTTGTACCATGGCGTGCAGAATCTTGAATGTTTATAATATCGCCTGGACGTAAAAAAGATGCATTAATTCCTGTACTAAATGAAACAACTTCTGTATTATTAAGAGCTGTCCAAAGTTTCCATCGTCCAAATCGAGTTGCTTGTCCTTGACTTGTACACCCAAAAGCTTCTGCTTGTCGACGAATAACTCTACCTGTTTCTATGATATTATCTCTATCTTCTACAATTAATACTTCTCGTTGCCAGTTATTATCAGGATTAATCCAAGTAACTAAAAATTGATTTGTTCTTGTTTTGTCACCTGCTGTTTGATAGCTAAAGTTACCGTCAATAACATTTGCTTTAGAAAAGTTATAAACTGGATCTTTTGCTTGATCAATAACTGGATGAACTTGACCGTCAATTAAATAAATAAGACCTCTAAAAATAGTAGCCATATCCTTAAGAACTTTATAAGCATCTGAAGCTTTTGTAAGGTATAAATTTGCTCTAAAACGGGGTTCAGTACCACCATTTCCATCAGGAACCATTTCATCACAGTATCGTGCAATTCTGTATAAAGCGAATTTATCTATGTCTTGTTGCTCTAAAAAATCTCCTAGACCATATCTATCATTTAATAGTATGTCGTAATAAATCCATGCTGGATTTGCAGTATAAACTTTTTGGTCTCTAAAATTTCCGTCCCAAGGCACATAGAGGGTACTGTTTGTGTCGCCAGTAGTAACATTTCTTCTATATTCAGGTATTCCATTGCCTGACTCTAGTTCTGTAATATAGTTTGAGGGCACAAGTACTTTCATACCCAAACACTCATATGTTCGTTTTGGAAGTTTGCCAAAGTCTTTTGAATTAAATCCTATTCTTGCGTATGCAGTATAAGGATAAGTTAAATGTTCTGTAAAATATGCAGTAACACCTGTAATAGCAGAACTTGCATTTATCATTCCATTATCAGAATCACCTACTTCATCACTACTAGTTCCAATAGCGCTTCCAGAATGAGGAGTAATACGACCAATTATAACTTTAAAGTCTGTAAAAGGTCTGAATTGTTTTAACGGAATTGTCATTTGAAACGACACACCATCAATTCCGCTTCCTGCATGAACAAGTTCATCTGTAATAAGTAACTCATTACCAAAATTTGCAGAACTTTCTGTTTTTAGTGCTATTTTAACGTGATATCTAGCAAATTGAACTTTTAACTCGTTATCTGTACCTCTTCCGTATAATCCATTTGGGTAAGAAATATTAATTCGTACCCCATCAATCTCTCTCATTTGTGCTGAACTTAAATTAAATCCATCACTTGAAAGTCCCTGTATAACACTTGGTGCGACAGAACCAGACTGGCTAGAGTAAGTGGACTGAGTGAGAGCAACTGCAAGAGTAGGTCTTTTAGAGATAGCATCTGTAACAGGTCCTCCCCAATTAAGTCTTGATTGCGTCCGAGTACCAGGTTTAAAGCCAACTCCAACACTTCTATATTTTGCACCAACAACATTGTCTAACTCTAAGTCACTTTTTGAAGGGTTTGGACGCTCAAAAAATCTAAAATTACATTGTTGAGTAGTTCCTGACCAATTACTTTCTAATTGAAAATAGGTAAGTTCATTTAACTTATAACTAGCTGGGGCAAAAAATTGTGTACCTCCAAAAGTTGTGTATGCAGTATCTGGGCCTGTGCTATTGTCTCCTGTTTTTCTCCATTTCCAAGTAAAAAAATCGTCTCTAGATCCTTGGGTATAAATAACTACAAACGGATAATAAACTCCTGCTTTTAAGTCTATGGGAACACTTTCTTCTTCCGCCTGCTCACCATAGCTTCCAAGGCCATTACGAAGTCCACCCAATATTAAGTGAGATTGTAGGGAAAGACTGGTACTGGTCGCAACAGCCGCTTCAAGAGCAGGCTGCCCTATCCACATTCCATTGCCATCATCGCTGTGCGATTTAAATTGATAATATCCACTTGTTGCAGGTTTAAAATAGCCTATCCATTTAATAGAGTAATATTCGTCACCATCTACTTCTGTAGGAATCGCAATAGAGGTAACATTAGCTTTTGCATAAGGAGAGCCTGCATTATCTCCCATATATCGAACATATCCGCTTAGAAGACGTCCATCCTTTACATCCTGTTCTGTAGTATTATAAGACTTATCGATATATCTAGTTACTTTGCCAGACTCTAAACCTGTACCCGCTCCTGCTCGACCATTAGATGTTATTTTTAAAACAGCATCAGCACGAATGTTATAAGTAAAACCGTCCTTTTTTCCTAAATCTGTAGCTGGTGCATCATATAGGCCAGCTACCCAAGTAGCTCGTGTACTGCTTTCTACTGAAAGTATTCGACCTACATATCGTTCTGTTTCTCCCTCTGTACCTGTAAGTTTATAATTAATTTCAATAGGTGAAATAAGTTCAGGTTTTACACCGTCACCATTATTTGCAGGGTTTATTGGACTTATCATATCAGTCGTAAAGAAAGACGAAGAGGTTGTTATAGTGTGTTCACCGCTGTCGGGGTTACATGGGTAAATGGTAATATTTGCTGCAGAGCCATGTGCTCCGTTTGCAACAAGAAAGGTAGTTTTATTTTCTCCAACAATAACCGCAAGAGTATCATCTGGAATGTTTGACATGGAAACATTAGAGGAACCAGAAGTTAATGTTACTTTTGTATCGTCAGTTCCTTCAAATCGAACTGGCCCGCTTGGTGTTCGCCGTCCAAAATTATTTCCTGGAATTAATCTATCATCGTTTAAAAAGATAGATGCTTCTGCCTGAGCAAGACCTTCTATTTCTCCTTCTGAAATTAAATCCGTGACGACAACGTCTTGCGACTGTGTTCCAATCCTCTGATCTATAAATTCAATTTCTCTTGTTTCAGTCATCTTATCTATACTCTCTCATAAAGAATCATATCAATATCATTTAACGGATTTACTGCCGCCATTTTATTCTGACCACTATTTCCTGTTGTTCCCTGTGTTGCAGCACCTTCAAAAGATGCATCTACTGATAAGGGCAGTCCTGGCACTCGTAAATTACCATACAATACTGGAACAGGTGCTCCCTCTTTAATATTTTGTTGACCACCATCAAAAAGATAATTTCTATTTTCTTCTTCATCATCAACTGCCGGATCTGGCATCATCATTTCAGCCATACCATAATTAGCTAATATTGTACCAACTACTAATATAACTTTTCCCAATGTTCCGCCTATAATAAGACCTGCAACCATCATAGCAGCACCTACAACTGCTTTTACTGCTCCTGAGCTTCCGGCAGGAACAATAAAAAGAGTAATATTTTTAAGATCTTTGTTCATTGCAACATCTTCTTCGGAAAGATACTCGCCATCGTCCGTTTCCCATGCAAAATTAATTCCTTTTTCTGCGCACTCGATTAAATAATTTCTAAATGAAGGTTCATTTGCTTGTATACATTTTATAAAATCTAAATAATTATTTGCATTTACAGAATAGCAAGAACCAAAACGCTCTCCTAGATTACCTTGTAAGTAAATATTACACTGCATATCGATAAACTCCTGTTATATACTTGTGCCAAGTTGGATATAAATTTTCTCTGCAGGAAAGACGATTTGCTGCATGATGGTAAAATAAATCATTTCCAATATATACTCCACAATGATTTGGAACCATTGAGTATACATTGAAAAGTAACATATCATTCTCTTTCATATTATCTTGAACTTTTTCAAAACTCCATTCATTAATATAGTCAGTAAAATAATCCAAATTTTTAGTCCACCAATTATCTTCAAATGCTAATCTAGGATTAACAACTAATCCTGTAGACATATAATAGTCTCTTACTGCTTCAAAACAATCTTGAACTCCAAATTTATACTCTCTTCCATACAAAGGTTTTTCTTTTTTATCTGGATGAAGTAAATACATTTCCATTTCCGGATAACTAAATATGTAATAAGGTATTCCTAGAGCATTACAGTTATCAATATCTACCTGACTAGGCTCTGGAGAGGAATCTGGATGACTATGTACAATTCCTGTAATATCATACTGCTTTGCTATTGAAATATACTCTTTTGAGTCAAAAATAAAATTTTCTTTTTCTTCTGCTTTATTTTTACAAGGAATCCATTTTAACTTTCCTTTTTCTACAACCAAAAGACCACAACCCTCACGAGGATACTCTTCTCTAAAATGTTCTTCTATATCTGTAATAAATTTAATCATTTAAATTTGATCGCTGCAGGATATGCTCCAAAAGGTAATGCTGCTTGATTATAAACTTCTGACGAAGGTGCTTGATGACTAGAGCCTCTATATTGAGGAATGGCACCATATCTAATTTTACAAGATCTTAATGTTTTTCCACAAATATCTCCACGGCTCCAATATCTACTGCTATTTTTCGGTAAGTTTGTAAAACTACTTGTATGTGCAATGGTTGCTATCCAAACTGTTCTATGGTCTAATTCTTCTACCGTTCCATCTCCGCTGAGAGCAGCAATTGCAGTACTATTTCCAGTACATGTCCACTCAGCATAAGGTGCATTATCTCCGCCAATACTTGAATAATTAGTAGCGTCTTGACTTTCATCAACAGGTAGTGTTCTATATTTTTTTCCTGTAGTTATTAATTTTCTGCTTATTCTTAGTCCAAATCTTTTATAATCTCCTACTGCAATTGTTTGTGCTTTCTGCCACTCTGACCAAACAAAAACTTGGGTCCAATAAGGCTTTCCTGCATTTGTTAAAGGGTCATTATTTGTATTCGCATTATTTCTACTTCTCCAGTACGAATAAGCTCCTGCAGAGCCAGTTCTTGCATATGCAGGCTCTGTATCATTGTCTCGACCACTACTATATGTTTGACTTGCATTCCAATCAATATACTTTACATCTCCAACAACGTTATTGCCAAATAAACTTGCAGCAACAAGAGGAGTATCATCTTTGTCAAAATAAAAATTATGAAGAGTACCTGTTGTAGAATTTAGTCGAATAAATCCCGTATCAGCAATATGTGCAGGAACACTTGCAAAACTATGTGTTGTTCCATCAACATCAGTAATTGGAATTTTAATTTCTGTATTTGTTGTTTGTTCAATTTCAAACACTTTTCCATTTAAAGAGTAGTTACTGCCTCCATTTATACGTCCAAATGTTACATACTGATTAGCGGCAAAGCCGTGATTATTTCCTACAGCAATTACATACTGATCAGGTGACGTACTCTCAGTAATAGTCTGAATTTGCCGTTGTACTATATCACGATATAATCCATCTAATTCCCAATGACAAGCTCCTTTTCGAGGCGTATGATTAAATCCTTGATAAATCCATGAACAGTACTTGCCAATAATTTCTCGACGAGGAAGTGTTATTCCTTCTAAATCGTAAGGTGCAACTAACTCATAAGCAACTAATTCTGCAGTTTCGCTACTTATTCTATCAATTTTATAACTATGAACTGGAAACTCTATTGGAGGAGCTGTGTTACTACCAGTAGCCAACTGATCTTTAAAAGTTCTTCTTCGTATAATTTTGCATCGAATTAAGTCTTCGTTTGAGTATTCACCAAGTGCTCCACGAAATATATTACTTAAATTTGCAACTGTTAAACTTGGTCTTGGAGTTACTCCTTCTGCTTCTGAGGCAATTCCTGTGATATTCATAGGTAACGGAATATATGTTCGAAGTTCGTAGTTTCCCGTCAAAGGATCTTGTTCACGATCTCTAAAAGTTACGCTTCCATGACTACCTCCAGAATCAAGAGTTCCCGCATGAAAATAAATACGACTAAATTCTGTAGAAAGATGATCTGGAAGTTCTAAAATAAAAAGCTCTACTAACTCTGAACCTGCTCCTCCTGCATCTTGCTTTTGTAAGTCACTTGCTATTACATTGTTTGTCATGGCTCAAAAACTCTTCTAAATGTTGCAGTTGCGCTCCAGTATTCATCATAATCAAATACATGAGAATATGTGTCACAAACTACCTTAATTGCTAATTCACCTCCTCCTGCTGCAGAATCAGGTACAGTAAAAGTAAAATTATCTGTACCTGCTTTTGAGTCAAGAAAATCTATAATTTTGTCAATTTCTGCTTTTGGTCTTCTTGAAAAATTAACAGTATATATTTCATTTACATTATTTATTCCATCTCGAACTCGAAGCTCGTAGCCATCTCCATACTGTGCTAAAAGTACTTTGGGCTTACTGCTTTTTCTCATGCCTTTGTCAGGTATTCTATTTACACTGTCTAAAGTTACAAAGCCTATCGCCATTATGCTACTCCATTAGGGCTTAGTATACCACCCGATCGTTTTTGATTCTGTAATTCTTGCTGAACAGCACGTGCTAGTAATTGACCTAATGCTTCTCCCTGCCCAGGATCACCTGAGGTGCTCATGCTTCCATCAGAGTTAACATTTATGGAAACATTCGTAGTATCACCGGACTGTGCAGGCATACCTTTCATTTCAACCGGTATTTCACGATTATTTGGTAGTGGAACAACTGCTTCTGTTCCGTGTAAAATAGCAGGATGCCCTCGAGTGGGGCCACGAGCTACACCTCCGTACTCATAATTTCGTGCTGTTTTAAAAATTCCACCATTTGCAGCATGAATAATTCCTCCATCTTTTTTACTGAAGATGCTCATGATGCCACCTTGTCCTGATGGACCAAAAAGAGCACGAAGAACTAGTTGCTTTGCAATCATTCGTGTTATGTCAGCTAAAACTGATTTAGCCATATTTTTAAATGCGTCTTTAAAACTACTTGTTCCTGTCATTAAATCGCCCAATGCTTGACCCATTCCATCTGCCAGAGAATTTGTTGCAGACTGTGATAGTTGATTTATATCCATAATCTCTCTTTGTGCTTTTCTAGATCGCTCTATTTGACTATCAATATCCTTTGTCTTGCTCTCGGCATCGTCTTTAACATCACCTTTTAGCCCTTCAATTGTTCCATCGTCACCTGATAAACCTTTTTTTGCATCTTGTAATCTAGTAATTAGCTGCTCGATTGCGGCTATTCTGGTAGTTTCTATATCCCTCGTTTCTTTCAGTAGCTCAAGCTCATTTATTTGCAAATCATACTTTAAGGTAAGCATTTCCTCTTCTCGCGTAAGAGCGTCAAGTTTAGCTAGTTTTTCTTCTTCGATTATTGATTTTCTTTTCTCAAGTACTGCTATATCTGCCTCTCGATTGATTTTTTCTAGTGCAAATCGTTTTTGAACATCACCTTTACCTGATAGTTCTACTGCTTGTATATCGTTTGCTCTCTTTCTCTCTTCCTCGGCAATACTTCTATTTAAGTCATTAATTTTTATCTTAGCAATTCTACGTTCTACAGATTCGATGGACTCCAGTATTGATAATCTTTTTTGGTCAAAATTAATTTGATCAATATTTTTTCTTGCTAGTTTAACTGATTCTTTATTTTCTATCGTTAAAAGTTTTAGTGCTTCAGCTACTTGTGCCTCTGATAAATTTAATTGAATTTTCATTTGTTCAATTTTTGAATTTGTTCTTGTTCCGCTTAATGCAAACTGTGCATCTTCCTCCTGAGCAATTTGAGCTACTAATTTAAGTTCTTTTGCCTTAGCTATATCATAACTTGATTGTGCTTGAACTCTTGCTTTTTCAAAAGTCATAGCTTTCCCTAAGGCAATTACTTGCGCTTCTTGCGCTTTTAAAACATTTATATTAATTGCTTCTTCACGAGATTTTATCTCAAGAGATCTATTTGCTAAAGCTTCAAGTATCTTTGCTCCGCTCATTGATTCAACTTGTAAATCTCCAAGAATTTTTGCTGTACTGGCAAATTCGCTTTCACTAAGTCCAAAAGCTGCTCTGCCTTTAGATAGTCCATCTCCACCAGCAATAGCTTCTGCGTCTTTTAATAGCCTAATATTAGTACTTATAAGTGTTTGAGTTTTATCAAATACAGAAGCAGCGCCTCCTTGTGCTTGCATTATCTTATCAAAAGCTTCTGCTTGCTCAATTAAGCCTTGACTAACTTTTTGTGTTGCTACAATAGTTGAATCCTGTAAGTTCTCCATATCTTGTCTAAGCATGCCTACTGTTAAACCGAACTCACGAAATGCACTATTAAATTTATTCATCCCAGCAATATCTGTAAAATCTTTATTTGTATTTATTCTTTCCATTAACTCATCCATCTGTCCTAAAGTAATGGTTGCTCTTTCTAAATCTCTGGCAGCTCCTGTTTCCATGCCTATTTTGTCTTTTAATAAGGTCATTTGGCTTATAGTATTGCGAGCAATACTTAACTCGATATTCATCAGTTTTAGAAGGTCGTTATTATGGTCTATATCCTCTGATCCTCCGGCAAAACCATAAGTTGTGATGGTTCTGCCTGTCCTGCCAAAGTCATCTTGCTCCTCCACGGAACTAAGAACTTTTCCTGCCCTAAAATCTTTTGCAAGATCCTCAACATTTTTAAAATCTGTTTCTGCAAGAGCCTTGTATCGTACTAGCATATCTTGAAGTGTTCGATTAACAGGTTTGAGACCCATTTCATGATAAGTTTCCATGTTAGCTACTAAGGCATCAACATTATCATTTTGCTCCGCAAATATATTTTGTTTTTGTTTTTCTTCGTCTGTCATCTTGAAAATTGCTGTAAGTTTCTCTATCATCTTTGTGCCTAGAACTGCGTCCATAATCAATACTCCTGCAGTGACTCTCGCTGTAAAGGTTCTAAATATTGTTGCTAGACCACTTAGAACAAGCCTTTTTGCACCACCAAGGAGACTTCTGCCTGAATTTGTAAATAGATCCTTAAGTTTTTCTGATATCTTTTTTCCGCCTTGTCCAACCTTTTCTGAAGCTGATGAGAAAAAATTTCCAAACATCGTTGCTAGTACACCTCCTCCAAACAATGCTCCAACTACGTCACCAAAACTTACAGTGCTAGCTTCAGCACTTTTAAGTGCATCTGTTAGTCCTTTTGCAACACTTTCAGTTACAGGAGCAAGTTTTCTTTTAACTTCATCCAATAATTCATTTAGAGCTTCTAAAGCTTTTGATGTTTCATTAACATTATCTCCCATGTCTTGAAACTTATCTCCTCCTTGAGTAAGAACAGCATTTGCAACAGCTTGACTTCTTTCAAATTGTGTTAGCTCTGTTACTGTTACACCTATTGATGCAGCATACTCTTTCATCACTCGATCAAGACGAATTATAATACCCAATTCATCCAAAAGTTCTGGCTCTGCTTTGATAATACCACGAGTAAGACGATTAAAAGAATCTGTTAAATCTCGCCCTAAGGTTATGGAAGCATTTTTTGCAAGAGTTGCAATTTCTTTGAGTTGTGTTTGAGTTAATCCAGCTGCCGTACCGATTGCAGCAGCTTGAGAAGCTTCACGAAAGCTTATGATACTTCCAGTAGCTTCTTTTATACTGTTTGCTAAAAACTTCATATTTGTACCGGTATTTAAAGCATAAGCAGCTTGCCCACGTTCAAGTGCGGCTAAGTCACCAATATCTTTTAGAAAACCAAAAACTGCTGTTAGAGCAAATACGTTTGCAGCAAAAGTTGCATACAAACCAACAAGACCACCCATGCCTTGTCCCATTTTTGAAAAGTTTTTTGTAGCATTTGCAGATGCGGAAGCAACGCCTTTTATATTTCTATCGGCAGTACGAGAATTCTCGCCCAGCTTACCTACCTTTCGACCGGTTTTTTCGGCAGCATCTCCAAGTTTTCGTATATTACCTTTGTCATCGATTATAAAATCAACTCCAATTTTACTCTTCGCCATTAGCCTTTCACATTATGAGTATAATTCTTGCCACTCCCTGCCGATTTCTTTTCAGCTGCTTTTCTTTGCGATTCTTGCTCCTCTGCTCGTTTTTGAACGATTAAACTTTCGTACATTTTCATAAAATAAAATACTTCTCGTCGATCTTCAACTTCATATAAGTCAAATATATCATTTAAACATGTCCAGTCTTTTCCTAAGTAGGATCCCGACATTCCTTCCCAGCGATCAGATAAAAGTGCAAATATAAAAAATGCCACTTGAACTTCTGCAGGAAAATCGGCAGGTTCGAGTGGCATTCTTTCGGGATCTGGCTCCTCTCCGAGCTGTTCACATATAAGTAAGTATTTATCTACATCTATTTTACTAGTAGTTTGCTTTACTAATTTTTCAAGTAGAGTTTGTACTTCTCCTACTTGTTCCCAGTAAAATTTTCTAAATCACCTACTGTCTCTGTTACCCAAGTATCAAACTCTGTTGAGTTCTTCATAAGTAACTCTGCATTCTCTTTAGAATAGAGTAAGGTATCATCCGGATCGTAAGCTGCTACATCTACCAAAAGAAGCTCTTCTAGGTAACGATATTTAAAGCCTGACCAACCTTTAATAACTGCTTTACAATACTCTACAATAAATATTTCTTCGTTCAATGACTCTTCGGGCTGACGAGTTTTCTTACTAAACTTTGTTGTAAGACACCTTTTTCGTAGCTTTATTAACTCTTCTCGTGCTAAATGACATAAATCTACAGTGAAACCTTCATATCCGGGAAAATTAATTGAAATTGTTTTACTTGGAGTCATTAAACTCGCTAAAGAAACAGGGGTGTCGCTCATAACATAGGATCCTTTCAAATTTAAGTGGTGAAGCGGGGGTACTTAGCCCCCGCTTTTATATTTTCTACTACATAGTATATTTTATTTAAACAAAAAAGTCAAGAAATATTTTTAAGTTCTATACTCTATAGGTTAACGTTGCGTCGTCTGCTCCAGAAATGGTGGAGGGAAGAGCGGCAAATGTAGTATCCAATGAAATTACATCTTCAATACTGTGTGTTGGAAGTTCAATATGGGAAGTTGGGCAGTGGATTTCAAGACGTGGGCCACTACCTCCAGCAGCTCCTCCGATTCCAAACTTTAAGTCAAAGTTGTTTGTAATAACAGTATTTGCATCGATAAGATCCCTGAACAAGTCAGCACTACCATCATTACCTGTATTTAGATAACATGTAAAGTTTCCACCAACATTTCTACTTCCTGCTACTGCTGCAAAAGGTTGGTTTACTTCACCAAGTGTTACTGGAGTCAAGTATTCAATATTATTAGACAAAGTAACATTTCCACCAGTAAGTGTAGCAGTATAAGAACTTGCAAAAGTTGTTGTATCAGCAGGCGTAATTGTAAGTTGCGTAAGACGATTACGAATATAATTGCTTGTTAAACTAATTCCTGCAGTTATAGTCGGAGTTGGAATAATTGCTTCTGAAATTATTTTACCAAGACCTGACCAGTTAATTTGTGCAATACCATCAACATCAAAATCAATTGAAGCTTCGTTTACAACACAATTTTCAAGTTTGTACGTTACTGCTCTTTGAAAAGTAACAGCTCCGCCACCTGCAATACCGCCACCCTGTGCAGCTGCAATAGTAATTTGAGTTCCACCAGCTGTATTTCCTGTTACTACAGTGGCAGTCTCAGTTACTCCTGAACTATCTCCTGTAAAGAGCATTACATCTCCAGCTGCAATTGTATTTGCTACTGCAACGGCTCCGTCAAGAGTAATTGTAGTGCCAGTTTGAGCACTGCCTGATGCAACATTATCAGTATGAGTAGATGCAGTATTTGCACCAAGTGCAAAATAAATATTTGCTTCTCCAAGAGCCGCAGTATTCGACTGAGCAAGGTCAAAAACAGCAGTAGTTCCACTATGTGCTGAATATGCTGTTCCACTTGCTGCAGATTTAAACTCATTTGCAGTATTGTCCCAATATGCTTTTCCGTTAAAGAGTCCCCAAAGTACTTCTTCTACAGCATGTACGTTTGAAGAGTCAAATCCGCTAGAAGCAAAAGGTCGCACATAAGTACTAAAGCTCCACTCTGCGGGAGCATATGAATCATTAAAGTTTCGTCGTCCACGTCTACTTACACCGGTAGAAGATTCCATCTCTGACAGTGTAATTTCAGTAGCATTTTGAGCTTGGCTAAAGGAGTATCCCTCCAGTACGGGAACTTCCCATATAACACTACCAGAAGTACTGTTATTAGCCGCGAGAATTTCGATATATACTTTCGTATCTCTACTAAAATATAAATTGTCTGACATAATTTTCTCCTATTTTCTTGAAAAGACATGGAAGTGAACTTTTGTTCCTGCCAGTTTTTCCCTAGTATCGAACTTCTATGAGTATCTCTCCAACTCCTAGAGGCTCTAACGAACCTTCATCTGTATCAATGCTGACAATGGTAATTTGCTGAATCTGTTGAAGAACATTTTGTCTATCTAAATACTGCAAGCTACCGTTATCTTCAAGAACCGTTTCAACATCTTCTATTAATCTATCTAATGCAAGTGCTGCGTTTTCCTGCTTTACATAGCATCGAATTGTTACTGCTAAAAATCGGTCTTTGTATCCTCCTGCCTGATACTGTCTAGTTTCTGATCCAGCATTCATGTGAATTGCTGGGAACTCGTCTACTTCGTCCCAAAACAATAATCTGCCATGTACATTGTTTCGTACGTCTGTTAAAAACCCTGTTTCAGTAGTGCCTGTACCATTAATACCTTTTAACTTAATTACAAGTTGCTCTATTATCGCTTGTCGCCTTGATGTATAAAGTCTTGTACTCACTACTCTCTCCTAGTGTAAAATCTTCCTATAGCAAATTGTGCAGCTATCTCTCGAATAGATTTATCAATTAAAAATCTAGGATCTCTATCTGGTGTTGCCCAGGGAGCAGAACCTTGCGCACCCATTTCAAATACTTCATACGGATCTTTTTGATATGTATATCCAAAACTTGGATATCCGCGTGGAGTTTGAATTATATCTGTTAATCTTACACTATTCGCAAAACGTCCTGTTCTATTTACCAGTGCAGGACTTCTCATATTATTTTTTACTACCTCTGGTAGTGCTTTATTTATTAAGCCAATTAAGTGTAGAGGAGTTGATGCAGTTGTTTCTCCGTCTCCATCTCTTTTCTTTGCACTTACTGCAGGTACTCCTGTTCCCTTGATAATTCCAATTTTTGTTTTTTGTTGTGTCCTTCCTTTTCGGGTTGCTCTTCCTTTTGATTTTGAAACAGGTGCTGGTCGTTGCCCTTTTTTATGCTTTACTCCTTTTGCTTTTGTAAGTTGATGAGTAAGTACTTTTGTTACTCCCTCAACCAAAGAATCTGAGCCGTCTTGATCTGGAATATTAGCTAGTTCACCTTCTATTGCATTTCGAAGAGCTCTTAAAGCATCTTGTTCTGCTCTTCCTGCTGCCCAATTTTCTGCTGCATCTTCATCAGAAATTAGTGCAGTATAAGTTTTCTTAAATCGTCCTGTTGATGAAATATGTTGTTCTTGTTTTAGTTCAAGTTCAAGATTTAAAGTTTTCTTATACGTTTGAATATGTTGTTCTATTTTTTGGTATGTTTCTACTGCACCATATCTTTTTACAGAAGTTTGAGTTCTCATTATTGCTTGAGCAGAAGAAACTTGTGTTGTTGAAACTGCTTGACCATATTCTCCATGACCAACAGCCCATCCCGGTGCTTTTGAAGCTTGATCTCCCCCTTGTACACTTCCTGTTACTAATTTTGCTTCTTTACCGGTAAGTTCATTAAACTTTTTTCCAACCAGTCTTTTTATTTCTTGAACCGATCTGTAGTTTAGAACTGCATAAGCGTCATCTTTTTTTATGTCAAACGTTCCAAAAACTCCTGCTTTAAGATCAATTTTTACTTTTTTTAAGCGCTTTCCATCTTTACTGGCTAACATCTTCTTATCTTGTTTTTTTAAACTATCTCTGTATAATCGTGTTAGCTTTCTTACATGGATACCATTTCCTGTAAGCTCTGTCATTTTTTTAATAAACTCGTGTTTATGCCATATAAATATTTGTCCTTGCAATCGTAGTACTTTTTCTCTTTGATCTGCCACAGATAAGCGTTTAATAATACGCTTTGTCATGTTTGCAAGTCCTCTATTCGCCATTAGTAATTTTTATATAAGTCCAATACTCGTTTAATGTGATCTGGAAAATCACTATTATTTCGCATAGTATTCGATGCCTGGTTCTGTATACTAGCACCCGCAATTGTTTGTCGCGGTTTAGTTTGTTCCTTATAATAATAAGTTATCAAATCAATAACCGCAAGTTTTAAATCATCAGGTATTTGTGCATAACCTGCATAGTAAACTATTTTAACAGAGCCTGGCCCTCGTGGAAAAAACTTTAATCCTGTAGTTCCGTCTGTTCTATAAATGGTGTCAGTACTAGCATCAGGATAGTATTCTCCTGCTGTGTTTGTAAGTTGAGTATAACTTTCACTTATTCCAGCTCTTTCATAGACCTGTAAAGATTTCGATCCGCTATCCGGAGTAGTAATATTCGAAAGAACCAATGGTGCTTCTGATATTTGTACAAAAGATTGATCATAAAGAATATTAAAATATTCAGTTTTTGCAACCGAATAAAAATCAACAAAACTATTATTACAATAAGTTTTTACTAATTGACTCACAGAATCAGCATATGCACTTAGAATTTGGTCAGTATTTCCAGAACCTGTTATTCCAAGAACTTGCTTATAGATTGTATGGGATACTAAAAGTGCCATAATAAGTCCATTAGTAAAAACTTGGGGTGGCGAACCACCCCTCGTTTTTATTAGTAATCGAATTAGCCGCCTACGCGTCAGCTCCTCGAGTTAATTTAACAACAGATACATCAGTTGTTCCATTATTCGCTCTTAACTGATTAAAGCCAAGAGACTGACTAGCAACAATAACATTGCGCTGGTTTAACACTTCGTAATCCTGCTCAATGGATACTCCACGGAGACGTGGAATTACGTGGTTTTTAACATTAACAGCATAACCTATAGTATTTCCGGCAGTTCCGTCACCTTCAAGAGCATCGGATATAATTACGGGAGTACCATAAATTGCTCCGATTGATCCAGTGATCTTTGTAGCAACATCAGAACCAACATCAGTGATATCTGCAAAAGCAGGATCAGCAATAAGGTCATAATAACGCTTCTGTGACACAACGTATGCAAGGTCGCCAGGATTAATACCATACTTACCCATCAACTTACGTGCAGCTAAAAACTCTGCTGAAGTTACAGTAGTGTCATCATTTGCACTTCCGCTAAGCTCAAGAACATCTACCTTAACTGCAGCTCCATTTTGTGTCGCGAGAGCTTCGAGACCGTTAAAGCCTTGAGTACCGCCAGTAGTGCCGTTTAGAATTGCATCATCAACTGCGCGAGCGTGAGCACGTGCAACACCTTCAACAAGCATAGGCATTAAATTAACAAGAACTTGTTCATCAATGTCATTATCCATAAAGGTAGTCGAAACAAGTCGAGTAGCCTTTAGAATTACTTGATTTGCATTATACTGATTTGCATCAATTTGAGGGCGGTTAGTCAAGTTACCACTAGCTGCAGTATTAGAGCCCCAAGTTGCTGGAAGAGCATCTGTTTGGATTGGCAATACTTGAGTTGCTGAATTGATAGTAATTTCACGGAAAGCTTGCGCAAGCTTAAGCTCTAGCATGATTTCTTTTTCAATCGCAGCTGAAACACCTTGAGCAATATCAGGAGCACCAGTAGTTACACTACCAAGTCCTGAGTCCCACTCGAGGCCGGCTTTTTCAAAGATATCTTTTGAATAATCCGTGTTCCATCCTTTTCCAGTATAAACTCCGAGAAAATGGCCATACATGAGTTCTTTTTGGAATTTAGTTATATCCGCCTTTCCACTTCGACCGGAGAAATCACGCTTGCTGTTTCGCATTGCTTCGAGTTCCTCTGATTTTTCTTTAAGGTCTTTCTCATACTTTTCGGTGAGAGCTTTAACATCAAGTTCAGTTTGTGCTTTAATCTCTTGCTGAACATCTGCAACGAGCTTTTCTGCACCAGTTTCTATTCCAGACTTAATAGTGGCCTGAATTTTTTCGGCTTCAAGAGCCTTTGCAGTTTCTACTTCGGCAGCTTTTTCTGCTTCAGCTTTTTCTGCAGCTTTTTGCTCGGCAGCTTTCATTGCAATTTTAGCAGCAGTTTCATCTGCAACTTTCTTCGCAAAAGCTTCCAAGTCGATTTCGGGAGTTTTTACTTCTTCCGACATATCTATCTCCTTTGAAGAGGAATCTTCCTCGCTTTTAAAAGTTTTCTTGAAATCTTCATAATCCTGCTCAGAATCGAAAGACTTCGCTAATGAAAAAGTAGCTGCTTGATTGCAAGGTACTGATACAACCGATACCTCAAACAACTCAGCGTCCTTTATCTCTAATCCGTCAGTTTCCTTAATATACTCAGCGTCCTTTACCCGAAAACCAACGGAAAAAGCTCCAAGGACACCGTCTTTGATTAAATCTGCACATTCAGCATGTTTGCTGATTTTTGCCTCCATATGCAAGCCATCTGTTGTTGGAGTAACTTTTGTTGCCCGTCCAATTGGCTTGTTATAATCATGATTAAATAAAATTATAGGATTTTTCTCAAAATTTCCAAGACCACCCTTTGCCCATGCTTCTGCGGAGATAGAGTCTCCTACACGATCAAAATCAGCAGTACTTGCCATACCACGTACCATCACAGATCCATCTTCATGAAGCTCTGATTTAAACGTAGAGTGTAAGTTAAATACTTTATTCATAGTTTTTTCCTACAGTCTTTTCTCGAAGAGCCTCTAAAGGGTCTTTTTTAGGTAATTCTACTTTTGGCTCTGGAGGAGGTGGAGGTGGGGGTGCCTTAGGCTTAGATAAATCAGGATAGGTAGTTTTAAGACCAACCAAAAAATATTTCCAAGCCTTAAACCGTCGTTTGACTGCTGCAGTTGGAAGTGCTCCCCTTCCTACAATGTTTATATAACTTTTTTGATCAATGTCAAGAGGCAGGTCATAATCTTTAAAATGTTTATACCCTGTTTCTAATAGATTTCTCTTGTCTCGAACTCCCATCTACTCTTCTCCTTCTTCAACAGGTCTACCACCCTCGCTCGGGTTTCCAGCTGACCCTGCAATATTTGCAGGTACTCTTATTTCTTCAGTACCCTCTATTTTTTCAAATCCAAGCCTTTCACGTGCTTCTGCTGCAGTGATAATTCCGCCATTTACAAGTGAAGTATAATAAGCGGAGGCATCTCTAAGTTCTGGCTGTAAAGCTGGTATATCTGATATATCTTCTGTTATATTAAATCCAAAATAACGTGAAAGTCCAAAATTTAATTTTCTTACAATTGGTAGTATTGTTTCCAAATAGTAAAGTCTCATATTAGGACGTATATTTGCATTGTTTCCTGAATCTAACATTATTGGAGGAACTCCCAATGCTTTTAATACTATTTTTTCGTTTTGCTCTATAGAATTTTGAAAATCTAAGTCTTTAAAATTTGTCTGTGAAAAACTATCAATCTCTATTCCACCATCAAGAACTAAAGGTCTTCGTCCGCCTGTATCTGGTCGATATCTTTGCTGCCATGCAACTATCATTCGATCTTTTATCTTATCGGACAATGTATTTGGTGATTTTAGTACTAACCCTGGAACTGCTCCATTCTTAAAGAAATTATCTTGAAATCTTCTCATTGAAGCAATTAGCTGCATTGTTCGCAGTGCTGGCTTTAACCTAGATACTCCTCGATAGATTGAATAAAAAGAATTTTCTTTTATATGTATAATCTCATCAGGAGTATAATCAATAAGCTTTAAACTATATTTCTCTACTAAAGTATCTTTGTCGGCTTTTACTCTAACTTGATCTGCTGGTAAATGGTATAGATGTGCTCCGTCAAAATAAATAAAAATATTACCATCTAAAAGATAGTCTGTTATTAAATTACGCTTAAAAGTATTTACATCTTGGAAAGGATTTGGACTTTTGTTCAAAAGCGTATCTACTTTTGCTCGTTTTACTCCTTTAACAATCCCAGGAAAAGTATCAAAAGGACTTACTATTGCAGGTACTTCTGCTGTATCGTCTACTATCATATTTACGCCACGATTCACAACTTCTAACTGCTCATACATTCTTTCATATGAAACAGTGTGCTCTCGTGAGCTTTCTACTTTTCCTAGATCATAGGATTGAGCAGGATTTAATTTTTCTTTAACTCCAAGTAGTCTGTGATACCAAGCCATGTTTTTCTCTTTGTATGTTTACCCACCGCATTTGTTTTTTGGCTGTTCCCAAGGAAGGTTCTTTGCCATAGACAGAGTGAAGGTGTTTGTGGTGCATATTGCATAAAGTTACAGCGTGTTCGTATAACTCTGCCTCATGCTCATCAATAAAATCTTCTCGAAGTGCCTGTATATACTGTGGATTTAAATTGTTTTCTTTTAACCATTTATTCAATAGTCCTGTTAAACTATAGAAGTGGTGAAAGTCTAACTGAGTGTTTCTCCCACAGATATAACATTCCGGTCCTTTTTTATATCGTGATTTAGCTTTGTCTCTTACATACTTTACTATATCGCGTTTTAACTTGGGCATTTTATTCCTCCCAGTTATATCATTACAAGAATTATACTAAGTTTTAGTTGATTTGTCAATAATTATTTTTCAGAGGTCTCATTAGAACGAAGTGTTCGAAGTTACAAACGAGTACAAAGCATATCGCATTGCATCAGCCATGTGAGATGAACGATCATGTTTCGGTCGTTCTTTCATTAAATTAGGGTTAGAATCCCACTGATACGCTTCTACTGCATATTGACTTTCTGAGCAAGTCTGATTTATAACTAATTTATTATTATCTACAATTCCTGCTACATGCCCTATACCATCTAGTACTGATTTTTTTGCATTAATAGTTGAAATATCAAAATTTTGTGCTAAATCAAATCGTGTTTGTTGTGCAGCAGAATCAATATAAATATAGTCAATATCCCATTTATCAATTAACTCTTGTATTTCTCCAGCATGTTGTTCAGTAGTTCTTTCTGCATTTATATATTCATCAACAAGATAATATTTTTCTGTATCCCAGTCATATGCAATTACACAAAAGGCAGTAGGATCCTTATAGCCAACGTCAAGCCCAGCAAATACATCCATTGATGTAGTATCAAACTGAGTGAGATCGTGTATGCACTCTTCGAAATTAAAATTCCAAATCTGTCCTTCATATGTATTAAAGTCTGCTTCATATTCCTGTCTAAATTCTGCATCTGACATTGATTTACGAGCTTCTGCAATGTCAGACTCACTCATCCTTGGGTTGTCTTTATAGCTTGCTTTTATTGAACACCATTCAGGAAACTCTTCAGAGAAACCTCTTTGCCAAAACTGGCTAAACCAATTATTTCTACCTCGCGGTGTAGATATAAATAATGCTTTTGAATTTGGCTTGTCTAGAGTAGGTCTAAGAGCCACATTGAAAGCGTCCCTTCCGTCCACAAGAGCAGCTTCATCAAAAATAATAAGGTCATAACTCCTACCAACACAGGAGTCCACCTGGTTGATCGACCCCATACGAATCGTAGAACCGTTAGAAAGTTCGATGACTTTGTCTTTTGCATTATCTCTTTTTACCTCTAAATCAAAATGTTTTATCAGTTGTCTCTGTAAATCAAAAGAAATCTGAGACAACGCATAGTTCGGGGACATTATGAGGATGTTGGAACCAGGCACTAGAGAAACTAGCTGACCAACGATATTTGCAATGTATGTCTTGCCTTGCCTTCGGGAGATCGCTGCAGAGACAAAACGATACTTCGGACTATTAACTGCGTTAATAATAGCTACCTGGGATGGTAGTGGTTGAACTTCCAGCAGTTTTAAATAATCAACTACTGGAAGCTTGAGAAAGCGTGTCTCAGATTTCAAATTTAAAATGTAGTCGTCAATTATATCAGAACGACTTATTTCGATTGCCATTTTATTTTCTTGCCATGTAAGCCTGCGCACCAAAATACATACCAACTATGGACGCCTGCGATAAAAATATCATATCACTCATTGATCCCCAAGTGTCTAGCTTACTTTCTGGTATAATCAATGATATTAGTGGGTATGCACACATTGCTACAATTGATACCCATGCCATTCTTTTTTGTGCTTCTGCTTTTTCTTCTCTTAGTTCAAGTTCAATCATTTCTCCTGCTCTTGAAAGTTCTTCGTCTGTTACTACTCCGTCTCCATCCATATCATATTGAGCGTATCGAGTTTTTGTTTCAAATTTTTTTACCATCATTTGTTTAACAACGCCTCCAACTCTTGCTTTGTTTTGTTCTGTGTTAAGTCTATCAGAACATCATCCGGCCCTGCTACGTGTGGATGGCATACTGCTGATTTTGCTGGAACAAAGTTATTGTATGCTCTTGTTAGTTCCTGTGCCTGCCA